AGCAACAGCTTGTCTTGCTCTTCCTGCTCCCGTAAGCGTTGTGCCTTTGCCAAGATCATCTAATAATTTTGGGTCGTTAAGTTTTACATACTTACCGTTTTGTCTGGCTAGCATAGCAGACTTCGCTAATCCACTTGCACCTTTTAAAGCTATACCGCCTGGTATACCAATGTTAACTAATAGTTCTGTAATTTTTCCAGCGGCTGTGGCTTCTGCTTTCTCATCAAAAGTTGTAAGGTCATCAAAAAATCTTTCTACTTCTGCAGCTTTACCTGTGTTAGCACCAAGATCTAAAAGACTAGCACCTAAAGAAAAGAAACCTTTAGGTATTGCAATGATACCTGATGCTATGCCGGACAGCATAGACTCTATTACACCTACTTTACTATTACTTTCTGCGCTTGATTTTTTGCCAATCAAGTCTTGAAGAGTTTGCGCCATGCTACCTCCTAATCAATTGCTAATGGACCTGATATTAATTTAGGAACCCCTGATTCTACTTTAACTATAGATTTACCTATAACAAAATATCCATTTTTTTCTGGTTTTAAATCAGTTACAATATCAATAACAGTTTTTCCTTTATAATTTCCATCATCAATTTGATCTGAAGTTATTGATCCTAATAATGCTGATCCTTCGTTAGCAGCACCTATTCTAACTGCATCTATTGTTTCTTGTTCTGTTAAAGCACCTTTTTTAATTGTTCTACTACTTATTAATGTAGAATTTACACCGGGTCTTAATTTATCTTCGCCTAATTCTATTTGTAATTCTTGTAATTTTTTCTTATTAGGATCTGACATAGCTTCTATTTCAGCTTTAGCTTGCATTAATCCTGCAGCTTCTTTTAATTGATCTACTTTATCTAATCTCTTATCAAACGCACTAATACCTTTACTAATTGTAGAACCTATGTTCTTTTTAGAAATAACATCTTTACCACCTTCATCGATGTATCTGCTCATGTCTATTAATGCTTTAGATGCAGCGTTTCTTTTAGCTCTGTCTACACCAAGTAGTTTATAAATTCTATTTAGTTTTTTATCTTCTAATTCTTTTGTTTTAGCTTCTATTTCTGCTTTAGTTGGTTTACGTGTGCCGCTTACTGCGTCTGGAACGTTACCTGTACCGCCTTCACCTGGAGGTGGTGGAGCTTCAGATCCTTTTTGTCTGTCTTTATACCCTTGATACATTTTATATGCACCAAAACCTGTAGTAGGTATACCTAAACCTATTGCTGTTTTATAATCTTTTATTGAACCAGCAGCAGGACCAAAAGCATCTGTAAATGCTTTTTTAGTGCTTTGAAGAGGACCTTTAATATATTGTCCAAAAAATTTATCAGACAAGAAAGGAGCTTTTTCTGTTGTAACTAATCTATTTTTTACTTCACCTGCTTTTCTTGCTGGAACAGGGCCTTTAAAAAAGTTTTTTAAACTACCTATGCCGCTAGAGATAGCTTCCTTGCCACCTCTTATACCTGCTTTACCCATCATGCTAGCTACTTTTAATTTAGTAAAAGGATTTAAAACAAAAGATGCATCTTCAAAAAAATTTCTTCTTGGTATCGTTACTGGTGTTCCGTCAGGATTTTTTGCTACACCCATTCCAAATATATTTTTCTCACCAGCATAACCACCTGGTCCTGTAACTCTGCCTCTCATGTTAGGCATACCACCACCGGCCATCATAGTAGCGTCAGCCATTGTTGTAGCTACGCCGCCATCTCTTAGGCCATTCATAACGCCTTCTTTGATAGGTCCGCCTGTTTTGAACATTGGTCTTTTAAGAGGTCTCATTATTTGCCTCCGTATAGCCTAGAGTAAATTCCTCCTACTCCTAAAGCTGTTGATAGGGCTTGTGATAGTGGACTTTGCACTGGTGCTGGTTCAGCGTAAGCTGATGCTACACCACCTGCTAATCCTGTTAGGCCTGATCCGTATTGTTGTAATCTACCGTATGGTTCGTAAGCTGCTGTCTTAGCTGCTTGTTGGTTAGCTGTTAAGTTAGCTTGTGCTTGTTGTTGGTTAAGAGCACCTAGGTTTCCAAGAGCGCCGATGTCTTGTCCTAAACCTGTTCTTTGGAAATTAGATAAACCCATTTGGTTTTGTGCTAGTGTTCCTTGATTACCAAAAGCTTGTTGTGCTAATTGATTTGCTTGCGTAAAACCGCTTTGTTGTAATGATGCTAGTAAAGCAGCTCTACCTGCTGTTGTATCAGCATCGTATTGTCCTAACATCGCTCCTTCTCTACCACCACCAAAATTTCCTGATGCTACTGCTTGGTCTTGTATCGCTTGTCTGTTTCCAACTCTTGATGAATCAAAGTCAGCTAATGATGTGTCAATAACTTGTTGTTGGTACGGAGACATAAAAGATGAATACGCACTAGGTCCTGTAAGACCTGCTTGATTAGTTATGTTTGCTTGAGCAGCTTGTAAAAAAGGTGAGTAAGATCCAATACCTTGTTGTGCTAAACTTTGTGCTTGCGTTTGTAAAGGATCCATTGCTGCAACAAATGGATTAGCTCCCGTGATCCCCGGTCCCGCAGCCCTGTTGCCTTGTGCGTCTAGTCCGCCAGTAAATGTGCTTGTCTCAATCGGTGCCGAATACGTGGCTACCGACTGCTTGGCAAAGTCCTTGGCTGTATCTTCTAAATAACTTGGTAATGCCATTATCCTATTCTACTCTCCAGTTGTTGTGCGGTGTCAAACATTTCTTGTGCAGGGTTTCCACCTTGCGATTCTTCAGATATTTGTCCGCCTTGTTCTAAATGTTCCATCATTCTTTCCATTACAGCTGCGCCTTCGTCTATGTCGCCGCCTCCTGCATTTCTTACAGCGTCGGCTGTAAATACAAATTCGTTTTTCGATAGTCTTGCTGGTACATCGTCAGCTTTTTCTTTACCACCAATAGGTACAAAGCCACCTTCGTTTCTATAATCTTTTTCCATACCACCTAGATCCATGATACCGCCTTCAGCAGCCATTTGTCTATCACCGCTTGGTCTGTACATGTTAACTATGTCTGTGTCTTCCATAAGGTAAGAGTCAGCCATAGGGTTTGCACTAGACATATAATCTATCATACCGCCGGAGTTAACCATAACTCTATCTCCTGCTTGTTGCTGCATTCTGCTTTGTATCAATTCTTGTAATTGTCCTCTTTCCGTTTCATTTAAATCATTTAAAGGTTTGCCAAATAATTCTATAGATAACATATTTAATTCTGCCATTGGATCTGGGTTAGATACAACTTCTTGTGTGTCTACATTTTCTACCATCACATCATCAGTGGGTCCACCCATAGCATAACCTGCTCTAGCCATACCGCCATCAGCAGCGTTAAAGAAACCTGATTGTGTGTATGCGTTCTGCGGTAAAAATCTTAAACTTGGATCTCTAGATCTTGCCTGTGATACAATGTCAGTAATTGTGCTAGGTGTTACTTCAAATGTATCTGTAATTTCTTCTTCGTCTTCACCACCACCTAACATAAAAGGTAATGCTGTTGCGCCTAAACCACCAAGTAATAAAGCTTTTTGACCTGGTTTTAAACCTCCAAATTTTTCCATACCAGTTCTAGCAAGATTTCCAATGCCTTTTCCTAGACCTGATTTAAAAAATTTACCAATAGATCCTTTACCACCAATACCAGGAATACCAAATTTATTAACGCCATATAGTGCAGCAGCACCTAACGCCGCTTTACCTAAAGGACTTTTAACAACTTTCTTTAGACCACGGCCAATCTTTTTTACAGCTTTACCTAGAAAATAACCTTGTCTAGGTTCGAGGTCCATAATTCCACCACCTGCTCGTAATTGTCTTGCTTGTTGCATATTAGATATTGCCATAATTTTACCTTAAATAATCGTTTTAACTTGTTTTTCCCAACAAATCAAGCGGAGGCATGATAACTGTTAGGTCCTGCGCTATGTCTTCATTGGGTATTCCAAGCTTTTCCCACTCTTCTTTTGTCTTATAAATAGCCCCTGTTTTTTTATGTCTATATTGACTTATAGTCTTTACTGCATCTATCACGGGTATATCACTCATTAATCTACCTTATCCTTCCTTATGTTTAAATAACTAATAGCCACATCAAGAGAGTCTGCACTGCTTGATGTAACTGTTAACACTTTACCACCTTCTACTACTAAAGGAACGGTTAATAATTCTACTGTTTGATTAGCTGTCAGAGCAGCTGTCTTGATTGTAGTAATACTGTTGTTAATAACGGTTACCGTAGGCGTGCCAGCTGATGTAACCTTTATAGATTTTACAATGTAAGTTTCATTAACTAATGGGTTCTGTGTAGCCACACCATTAATTGTTGTCGTACCAAACATCGTTTGTGCATCTGTTGATGTTACGTTATCTACGCCAAAAAATTTAAATACGTTTACTGTTGCCATTATTCTAGAAAGAAAGCCTTAGCTTCTATCTCCTGTTTAATTTCATCTTGAAACGTTGTGTTAAGTTTATTAATTACGTTATCTAAATCTCTAACTAATGATTGAAACGTTCTTTGTTCGTATTCTTTACTTGCTCTAGTTAATGATTGTACTATCTTTGCCATTATCTATATAACCCCACAATACCACCACCAGCATATTGATTTACTCTTAAAATATCTCTTAATACTTTTATACCACCAAAAGGTGCAAGAACTGTGCCGCCTTTAGTATTGTAACCTAGTTCTCCTAATTTAAATATTTCATATTTAGAAAGCCCTCCATTACTAAAGTTTGCTCTACCACCGTAAGCATAGCCACCAGCTCCAGCGTCTTCATCACTAGCTGATTGTGCTGCATCAGCTCCAGCTTGTGAATCGCTTTGTCCACCGCTTGATCCACCGTCGTCACCACCACCTCTAGCGTAATCTCTGTTAGCTGTTTCTTGTGCAGCAGCTGATGCTTTACCTGCATCATACGCGTCTTGGTCAAATCCTCCGCCGCCTCCGTCACCACCAAAAAATTTATCTTTTACCATACCAATTCCTTTTCTAGCAACTTTACCCATTAAATATCCTATAGGGTTTAAAGCAAACAAACCAAGTTTTCCTGCCATTGCTAATCTGTCTTTATTTTTTTGTGCATTAAGTGTGTCGCGTTCTTCTTCGGTTAAAGGAACATTATCTTTATTATATAAACCACCTAAAGCGTCAAACTCATAATCAAATTTTGAGTTTCCTCTAGGACCAATAGGTCCACCACCGTCTCCGCCATCTTCAGATATAATAGGAGGATAGGGATATCTAGGGTACATACCCATAATACCTGAGTTGTTTGGTGATGAATTAAAAGTCATAGCTGGTTTATCTAAACCAACACCTTGTAAAAATCTGTCTTGACTATAGAATTTGTTTCCTGCATCATACCGGTCTCTGTCTACACCTATGTAATTAGCTCCGTAATTAATCATTATCTTCTACCGTCCGGTTGTATATCCAATCTAAATGTACCTAACTTCCAGTCTTGTGAAGCAGCGGTGTTAGATATTTTTAATGCAATTGCTCGCGCTCTTGCCCTAGTGTCTACCTTATCAGTTGATGTAGATACTGTAAAGGGACCTAATGATGAGCTGGATGCTGCATTATTAGGATAATCTCTTAACAACAATGTAATTGTTGCGTTACCTGTTTGAGATATAAAGTCAGGTATAATTCTTCTTATCTTCATTAAAAATTCACCGTCACCTCTAAGGTCTGGCATACCAATGGTTTGTCCTGATGCAGTTCTTTTCTGTGTAATGTCAAAGTCTCCAGATGTAATTTCTGCAAGTATCGGTGTAACTGTTCCTCCAGCTAAAACTTGATCGGTCCCTGTTTCATGTTGAAAGTAAATAGAACAACCATCAGTATTACCTACTACATCAGAAGCTGTGCCAGCAGGATCATATTCTGTTGCGTGTGGTTTTGCAAACACAGCAGAGTCTGCCCATGCTGTTCTTGCTAATGTTCCTGTTGTCCAGATAGCTTGTTTAGGACTAGCTCTACTATAAGACTCAATGTAATTGTATGATACCATGTTGTTAATAGCTAATGAAGTACCTGATGGATAGAACCATATAACTTCACCAAACAAGTTGTTTAGTCCTATGTTAATTAAATCTCTAGGTGTAGAGTTTAGATTATCATAAACAAAGTCTTCTACTAAACAGTCCATAGATTCTAACTGACCATCGTATCTAAAGAAACCATTTTCTGACATCCAGAAAGCTGTACCATCTACCTCAACACATGCATTCTTACCTATCAATCCACAGTTACTTCCTATCTGTTGAAATGAGAAAGTGAACGGTGCACCGACAAAGGTCATTAAAAATAATGCGGTATCTGTCCAAACATAAATCGCATCCCTACCTCGTATGGCTCCCATAATTTTAGAACCTGCAGCAAGTCTTTGTGTGCCTGCGGTGTTTTCTGCAGTTACAGTGTATGCATCTGTGCCATCAATATTTTCTTGATCAGAGAATCTAATAAACATAGCATCTTGTGATGACTGTGTTCCTACGGTTGTTTCTGTACCAAAGAATACTAAGTGACGATCTGGTGTAGATACTAATACATGTCTTGATGCTGTTGGTGCGTTTGCAATTATTGTTGCTCGTGTTGATGTTGCATTAGCTGCAGCTGCATCCCATTCAAAACATCTACCGTTATAGATTAGTGCAATAAGTTTTGTACCAAAGTTATCTAATACCCATAAACCTGGGTCAATAGTAAAGTCGGCAGATGAAGCTTCGCCCCATGCTACAAAGTCAGAAATATTTGTAACGGTTACACCACCACTGTGAGCAGCTTTTGTAGTGCCGTTAACTTCTCTTGCACCACCACTTAAAATATTTGTTGTTGTATTATTGTTTGTATAACTAATGTCTTCTGTACCAATTCTAATCTCTCCTGTAGCAGGAAATTGCGATGTGTCGGTTAACGGAATATCAGTCACACTATCATTAATACTAGAAGCTAATGTTGTTGTTGTTGGTCCAGCTACTGTACCGCTCCATAGTCCTGTACCCCAACCAAAGCCACCTACTTGCTGTGCTGGTCCTACTGTATAGTAACACAATACAGAAGCAGATCCTGCTGTGCTTAAAGGTGTGCCAGATTCAGCTAACGCTGCAGTAATTGTAAATGTAGTTGTCGTAGGAACCGATGTTACCATGTATTTAACATCTTCAAACGTAGCATTTGTATATGTAGACCCTGATAAACCTGTTACATTGTCAAATAATACAATGTCATCATCTTGTAATCCATGGGCCCCGCTGCATGTTACTGTAACCGTTTTTGACGAAGATGTGCTTGTAAAGTTTGCACCTGTGAGTGTAGTTCTTATAGGGTGTATGTCATAATAGGTACCGCCTGAATATGCATATAAAATTCTGTTTGTGCCTATTGCAGCGTATTTAATACCTGCGTTATCGTCAAAGTGATGTATGGCTCTAGCTGCACCTGTAAGATTAGTGGCACCAAGCTGTGTCCAGCCACCTATCTTTTCTGGTGAACCATATCTAAATCGTACGTTATCTCCCCCGGTCCATTGTCCCTCAGCCCCGGTTGGAGTAACTTGTTTATTAAAGCCCGGCAAAAAGCCTAGTTTTTGTAACATAGAAATTCCTGTTTTATTTAGATTATATTAAATCGCGTTGTAGTTCAACGTTATTTGGGTATGCCCAACATGGGTCTTTTATCATACAAATTGGTCTTTGCAAACCGTCCATCTGCATGGTTGTAGTGTAGAAACACTTGTCCGCACAGCTTGCCTTCAAAAGGCTTACGCCAGTGCTCTAATTCACAGCCAGAATAGATAAGCATATCACCAGGTTTTAAATTAACTTCTACACCTACTGGTGCGCCTGGTTTGATAATACCTTTATATTCTTCAATAACATTATCTGCTCCTGTGGGATCTAAATAGATAGGCCAGTGATCACCGCCTAAACATAGTGTAGTAGATAT